GTTAACACCAAAGAAGGAAAGCTTAGACCAGAGTTTCCGGCTACCATTCGATACTGCTTAATCTGATCAATGGTTAAATCCGGGTCCTTGTCTAAAAGCTTCTGAGCCGTCTTTCTGTCTTGCTTCGGGTAAACCCCAGAGGTTTCAGTGTCTAAGCTCATCACAGGCTTGTCAGACAGGCTGTTGAGCTTCTTTTGGATGTTGTAACGAGTTGCAGTGACTTCATAGGTGACTTTAATCATTATCAAGAATCCCGATAACGTCCCGGGCAAAGAACTTGCCCAGGATATTTTCATTTAAAAACATGGGATCGGCAATAGCATCGAACTCAAACAGCAGGGCAGTCTCCACGTAAGTAGAAGACTTCCTGTAGCTGCATTGATAGAGAATCTCCCGGGAGAGAATCTCAGCAGTCTCAGCTTCGTGACTTCCAACGTACTTCTGGAAAGGCAGGTTAGTGAGGACAATTCGGTTACGCTTTTTACCTTTCAGCGGAGGCTTACGCCGCATAGAGCGAACGGCCCGTTTACCGATATATTTCATACCATCAGCATAAGTGATCAAGTACACAATATCTGTACACTCGGGCAAAAGGTCGTCGTGATTTTCAACGATACTTTCTCTGTAGGTCCAAGGAACCATCAACCAATTCCCCGTAGAGCAGGGACAATTAATGTCCTGTTAAGCCGGTCTTCGTCCATAGAATCTACCCAGTAATCGTTAATCTCATGAGCCAGGGTTTCTATATATTCCTCACCAGCACCAAGATCTATTGCATAAGCCAAGGCCCTGTACATTAGAACAGACCGTTTTCCATTTTCTGCTTCAAATGCGAAGAAGAAAGTTTCCCTTGGATCTTGAAGCTTTGTATCTTTCTGAGTTTTGGGAAGTGAGGTAACAGGCTTGGGCTTATCCCTAATACGGGCAGCAGCACGCTCGATCAGGTACTTGGTTTGAAGTGTTTCACCTTCCAGCTGTTTGAGCACAGTCCGATCTTTGTAAGACAGGAATATTTGGCTTTGGGGCAGGATATCTACCACCAGGCCAAGCTCTTCACCGATTTCCGTTAGGAACTCTTTCCACATACGTTCATCGATATCGACAATAGAATCCAGCTCCATGATTACACGGAATTTGAATTCATTATCTGGATCGCTTGTTCTGGCGATGTAGTGGTTATACTGGCTCAACAGTGTGTGAGCTTCGTAGTCGGTCAGCATGGATTTATCGATGTCTAAGACAACGAATTTAGTTCCATTGATCAGATTAGCTTTGTTGCGTTCACCGTCTTTGAAAGCAAATGAGCTGTACGCTGCATTTTCCTGTAGCAGCAGCTCTATTTCAGAAAACTCAGTTTCGTAGAACTCATATCCATGACTACAATTTCTGGACATGTAATCCTTCATTTCAGCGTCTTTTAGGTCCTCCTGAAAAATGATGTATGAAACACCAACAGTGTTGGTTTTAATGATTTCCTTGTACTGGATACCACCGTCAACCAGGGTGTATGAACCGTGCTCATCATAGCTGTTTGCCATAGTGCAAAGTTCTTCAACTTTTGACTTTGATGATCCGGTACCACCGATATAGGACAGCTTTCTAAGTTCGTGCAGAGACAAGAAGAACTCACCCTCTTGTGACTTGAACCTGCACAAATCTGAAAGCTGCTCATAAGGCTCTTTAACAAGTTCTCTCTCGAAGTCAGCCATGTCAGATGATAGTGACTCAACAGTGTTTATGGCACATGCATAAGTTTTTTCACTGATCACGTCATCATTCTGAATAATTGCGTAACTGCCAGCCAATTTAAGAGCCAACCATTGCTTGTGCTTCCGACTCAGTTTAGATATAGGGTATTTATTAGACATTTCATCAGAAACAATATTGTTTAACTCTAAGTACACGTCAAACAGTTTTCCGGCTTCGTCAGAAACTTCGAGAGGTACGATGCTTGTTTTTTCAACCAGTCCTGATGTGAATTCGTTAAGCTCGTACTGAGCTTTAAGGACACGCTCACGCTCTTTCTCCTTCATGGCGTACAACTCATCAATCGAGGTGATTGATAGAGGTGCAGGCTGTTCTGGGGTGAATGTGAATATGCTTCGACGGGCAAGCTGAGTATTGAACACCAACTTGAATCGGTTCTTGATTTCGTTGTTGTACAGTATGGCTTCTTGAGATCCGAAAAACAGAGCATTAACCGGTAACGCTTTTACGTCTCCTGTTTGATTCTCGTTAGACTTAACGATTTTTGGAGGAATATTACCCAAATCGTATGCCACAGCAACGGTTTTTATGATGTCAGTCATTGAACCGTTATTTTGGAGCTCTGAGCCAATCTCAGAAGACATGATAGACCCGGCACCAAGAGGGTTAGACGCTATATCAGCGAAATGATGTATCAACCCCTCTACGGTACCGAGACCTGTCTGTAAAGGCTTAGGAGAATGGTAATACTTCTGCCAGTCTTCCTTTTTCTCGCCTTCCAGTATTGCCATGTTTTCTGCCTTGGTTCTGGCATAGTCTTTGCGAACACTCTCCAACTGATCGTAAGCATCGGTCATTGATTTGCGGATAGTGTTCAAAGACTTATCTTTGGACGTACCTGAAGCACTCAAAGCAAACACAATAGCGTTTGTAGGTACTAAGGTTCCATCATACAGCTGGATGGGTTTACGCAAGTGGGAGCTGAAAGTTATAAGCTCACTCAATGTAATGGCCAGTTTCAGTTTGAAAGGTATGTCACCAGAAATGGTGTCGATACCCTTCTTAACAATGTGCGGGATCACGTCAACTGACGAAGTTCGATCCGACACATATTGTTCAAGGAGAGCTTTAGTTTCCATTAGGCACCTACTTCGTTAACAACATTTTCGTAAAACTCAATCTCATTAAATTCGTAGCCAATGTTCATTGCTTTTGGCAACATAACAGGATGGCCATAACTACTAATCAATTTCGATTCAAAAACCGTCTCAAGAATCGCAAAATAAAATTTGCGAAGCAGTCGGTCGTTAATTACAGAAGACATGACCGACACAGATTTTTGGTCCTTGTGAGAGAACAACGGAATCGATGAGAAAAAGTTGCGGGTGTCATCCATAACACAGTTTTCAATTGGAAGAACCAGAGTAATCTTAATAAAGATATGACGACGTTCAAGTTCTTCAACAGTTGCCAGCAGCTTAGCCACGTTTTCGCGTACAGTATTGTTATCAACTATGTACGGGTAACTAATGCTAACGTACAGCTCATAAAAGAAATCGATGTACTGGTGTGAAGGAGTGATAACACAATCCGGCTCACCAGAAACGTATTTACCTACGTCAATATCTACCTGTGTACCATCGGTAGTATATCGGTAGTTTTCATAAACCTCTTCTGTGATCAGTCCACGTTTCAGTAGATTCTCACGTACCAGATTTCGGATAGAGTCCTGCTCTTCTTCAGGAAAATCAGTCTCTCCTTTAATGAGCATATCCAACGCTTTTTCATAACTCATTCCACAGTAACCATCCTGTTTCTGTGAAATCATTCCAACTTCGTGCTTGAAATGTTCTAGGTTTCTGAAAGGTAAAAAGTGGCATTTTCCGATAGTACTTGCCCAGCTTTCTGGAAAAATATCGTATAACGGCATATCCATATCAGTATTTTTAATGGTCATTTTGACCTCCTGTACCTATAGTTTACTGAACACAAATCAGTTCCGCTAAATCGTCAACTGTTTCGCAATCAGCCTGATTGATAAATTTTGGCATTGAATCAACAGCATTTTGGAATTCATGAAGAACGGAAGGATTATCTCCTATAATTCGTTCAAAAAATCCCTCTGTTAAATTCAAACGTTTTCTTTCGTAGTAACGCATACCATCCCTCATAGATACTTTCTTAGAGGAATTATTTTGCTTCAAAATATTTCTTAAAGCACAAATTCTTAAATTAGTGTCCACATCAACTAAAGACTTTTCCAATTCAAGATCAAGAGGTATATTAACAATGTCAAAACGATCAAGCGTAGAGGCATCTAGTTTGGAACGGCCAACATAGCTGTTGTGTTCGTCTTGTGGATTGGATGTAGCTATAAGTCTAAAGTCTTTGTGTAACTTAATAATACCAGTAGGAAACGATATATATCCGTTCTCAATGGTATTTAAAGACAAAATTACGTTTGGGTCAGAAGCATCAATCTCATCCATCAAAAAAAGACCGCCAAGAGTGGCAGCTTTATAAAGCTGAGATTCAATATATGTACCGTTAACACTGATGAATCCCAGTAAATGAGAAAGAGTAGTTTGACGAGTCATGGATATGCTGTAGAAATCAAAGTTCAAATCTTTTGCTACATCAACAGCAATTGTAGTTTTTCCTGAACCTTTTTCTCCAATAAGCATGGTTGCTATACCCGCCGAAACTAATGTTTTAATTTCTGCTTTTTTGAAATGTTCAGCCATTAGAAAGGTACCTC